GCCTGCCCCACCACGATGGGCAGCCCGACGCAGTCGATGCCGGTGTAGTCGCGGCCCTGGTGGCGGAACGGGACCCCCACCCAATCCCGGGCGAGCGCGACGACGGTGGCGGGGGTCACGGAAGTGGGTTCGGAGGCCATTCGAGGAAGCTCGACGAGCGCGGTTTTTTCTCGGCGGTCTGCCCGCCGAACACGGCGAGCTCGCCCTGGCCTGGCACCCAGGCGCCGTGGCCGCGAAAGTTGACGAGGTTGCCGAAGCGGCCCTTGCACATGGCGGCGCTCTTGTCGCACCCGGGGCGCACCGTGAAGGTGTCGCCAACTTGGATGTCGCGCGGCATCTGCAGGTAGAGCTGCACCTCACCGGGACTGCCGTAGTCGTCGCTCTTCACCTCCATGCTGAAGCCGTCGTTGTCGCCGGAGGTGAAGGTGAGCAGCCCGCCGTTGAAGTACCCTGGATCGGGCACCGGCGAGCCGGCGGAGAGGTTGGCGCTGAACAGCCGATTGCTGGTGACGGCCGTGACGCTGCCGGTGGCGGTGAGTGCATCGACGTCGACACCGCAGCGCGCGTCCCCGAGCTCGGCATCGCAGCCCGATCCGTACGTGCGCACGATGTTCTGCGTGAGGCGCTGCGCGAGGCCGCGCAGCTCGGTGCGATACTGCCCTTCCGCCGTGCGCGAGATCTCGCCGATCGTCCCGGTGCGGAGCACGATCTGCCCGTCCTCGGGCGCGGCCCAGTTGACGATGAAGAGCACCACGGAGGCGTCATCGAAGAGCCCGGCCTCGATGTCGGCGGCAGTCAGGTCGACCAGCTGCAAATCGCCCTGGTTGATCGCGCCCGTCACCTCCATGTTGTCGACGCTCAGGTCCGAGGTCGAGCGCACGTTGCTGCCGGTGATGCCGGCGGCCGCGACGTAGGTGCCAGCGAGCGGATTCATCGGCGACCCGGCGCCGCTGATGCTGATGTCCTGGTCGTGCTCGGTGCCGAGAATCAGCACGCCGTCGCGCCGTTCGACGCGCCAGCAGACGGCGAGCGTTGTTACGGCACCCTGCAGGTGCGCGGCCAGTCCTGCCGGGATCGACCTCAAGCCCGGATCTCCTCGATCGTGAAAGACACCGCCTGAATCTGGTGACTGATCTGCTCGACCGGGAACCCGGGCGAGAAGCGCGCCGGGATGTCGAATTCGCCGCCCCACGTCAGCGCACCGGTCGGCGTGAAGTTGAGCGTCACGATGCCCGTGGTGTAGTCGACCGTGTAATGCGTCGTCTCGGTCTTGAGGGTGCCGGCATCGGCGATCAGGATCGTGCCTTGGACAGGCTTCGCGATGGTTCGATCGCGGCTAAGGGCCCCGAAGGTGTACCGCTTGACCATTTGGTACGCGGTGGGGCTGCCGGCAATCAGCACGAGCGGCTGATCGGTCCGGGCCGGCGTCTCGGAGACGCGGCAGGACTTGTAGTCCGACTCGTCCTTGTACCGGAAGCCGATGGTCGCGCCCGCGACTGCATGCCAGAATTCGAGCAACTCCTGCACCTCGTCGTCCGCGCGCGGGCCCGGCCCGACGGTGATGGTGATTGTGCGCAGGGCTTGCTGCCAGTTCTGGTTTCGCCGCTCCCATCCACCGCCGCGCCTGATGATCGTAACGCTGTAGTCCGGGTCCGAGACAACCCCGTACTTGGGACATGCCGGAAATCGCGGGGTTTCGAGAAAGTCCGTCATCAGTTGTTCCGCTGGTTGGCGCGGGCGGCGCCTCGCGCGGCCGCCGCAGCGATCTGCATTTCGGTTGCGCGGGAAACGCTGCCGGCCGGCGCCTGGATGGTGAAGTGGTTCTGGACGACGACGCCCGATCTGGCCCCGTTCGGTTCGATGGTCATGCCGTGGCGGCCGCCGAAGGCGAGTTCAGGACCTCGCTCACCCACCATGCCGATCTGGCCAGGGCGCAGGAAGCCGCCGTCGGCATAGCCCGGGATCCGTTGTGCGGTGACCGTGATGGGCGTCAGTTTTCCTCCGCCCATGCCGCCGAGGAGCGAACCGGCGAAGCCAGCAAGCTGCCCAAGCCAACCGCCGCCGGATCCCATGCCGCCGGTGCCGAAGATCTTGCCCGCGATGTCCGCGGCGATCGCCTCGGCCGCCATGCGCTGCAGCATCCGCCCGAAGTCCTCGGCCCAGTCATCGAGGCCCTGTGAGAACGGATCGAAGATGAACTCGGCCAGAATGTCCTGCGTGTTGCGGGACGCCTGTAGCCAGAACTCGGAGAGCTGCTCGCGCTCCTGCTCCGGAAAGATCTTCTCGGCCGTGATGGTGATCGGCTCGAGGTAGTTGGCCGTGTTCTCCTGGATACGCGCCGCGGCGTCCTCCGGAGTGATCCTCCCGGCGGCGGCCAGCTCGGCCACCTTGCGGTCAAAGTCTTCCCACTCCGCCAGGGCCTTCTGCATCGCGGTCTGGGTCGCCGAGTCCCAGTCCCGGTACAGCTGCTCGACCGCCCCGACGCTGATCTCACGGGCGGTGACAGAGATCTGTTCGAGACCAGCGAGAACGGCTGGATCCGGTGGAACGCCACCCGCACCCCTGCCGGCCGGCGGGGTCGGCGCGACGTAGCCCGGCACGAACGGAGCGCGGTTGCGTCCGCCCGGCGGCATTCGCGTGCCCGTCGAAAATTTCTGGTTGACTTGCGGCCCGCCGGCCTGCGCCTCGCGCATGAAGTCGAACCAGGTCGTCCCGAAGCCGTTCTTGTCGACGGCGCGGCCGAGCGCGTCCCAGGCCTCCGCAAACGACAGTACCTTGGCCTCGCCGCCGCTGAGCCAGGTGACGCCATTCTGGATGGCCTGGAAAGTCGCGGTGAGTGCCGGGGCGGCCGCGACGGTCAGTGTACGTGCCAGCCCAGTCCAGGCCGCATCGAGTTTCTTGACGGCCTCGTCTGCGTCCGCCAGCTGGCGGATCTGCTCATCGGTCAGCGCCCCGCCGAGCTTGGTGATCTCCTCACGGGCTGCCCGAATGCCGGCGGCTCCGTTCAGCATGAACGGTGCCAGCTCCTCCCATGCCTTGCCGAACAGTTCCGAGCCCGCCCGGGCCCGGTCCGCCGGATCCTTGAGCGACGTGAGGCGCTCGGCGATCACCTCGAGCTGCTTGTCGGCCGGGATGTTGGCGATTTCCTCGACCTTCAGACCGAGGGCGCCGAAGGTGGCGATCGCGCTCTTGCTGCCGCTCGAGGCCTCGCTCACGTTGATGAGCAAGTTGCGCATGCCCTTCGAGAGCGTGCCCACCTGCACATCGGCCAGTTTCGCGGCACCGGCCAGCTCGGAGAACGTGCCGGCGCCGACGCCCGTGCGCAGCGAGGCCTTCTCCATCTCGTCGCCAAACTCGATCGCCTCGCGCGCCATGCCGGCGAGGCCACGGGTCACCGCCACGAACGACACGCCGACGCCGATCGCGCCGAGCGTCTTGTTGAACGCCGCGAAGGACCGCTGGATGCCCTTCAGCTGGCTGTCGGTCTGCTTCTGAAACCGCGTCAGCTTGACGTTCGCCTGGTCGAGTTTCTTCTCGTACTCGGCGGTCTGGGCCGTGAGCTTGACGACCAGGCTGGCGAGATCAGTCACGACGGTTTACCCTTCTTCGGCTTGGCAGCACGGCGGAAGAACGAAACGATGTTGGCGGCCTTGGCTTTTTCGGCCTCGGGGTCGCGCTCCTGAAGGAGGAAGTCCACCCACGTGAACGCGCGCGAACCCTTGCGGCGATAGACGTTGGCGATGACGGACGCGATGAGGCCGGCGTGCAGGTTGTCGCGGAATGGACCCCACGGCTCGACTTGCCAGTACGCAGCCCAGTCATCCAGCTCACGGGCGGACATCCCGTGCTCGATCTCGGCAACCGAACGGCCGAGCCCCAGAGCGAGGCGGTGCAGAAACCTTCGCTCGGGGCTCAGGCGTTTTTTGCGGAGTCTCCGCCCTTGTCGTCGCGGTCCATGCCGTTCAGGGTGACGATCTCGCCGACGAGCTCGTCGAGCACGGCGGTCGGGAACTCCCCGACGTCGCCCACCTCCACCTTCGGTGCGACGACGCAGGTGGCCACCATGAACGCGAGGGCGCCGGCCGGGTCCTCGGGGCGAAGACGGAAGAACTCCTTGCGCTCCGTGCCGCTCCACTCGCGGATGGTCACGTCCTGGCCGCGGAGCACGAGCCGCTTCTCGATCAGCGGAAAGTGCCTCACGGGTGCGTGATCGGGCCGCTGATCTTGAACGTGAACACCACGGCGTTCTTGTCCGACAGCGACGGCTGCAGCTCCCAGCCGAGGCAGGCGGCGGCGAACGCATAGGTCTCGGTCGGGCTGCCGTTCTCGAAGCGCACCTGGAAGTTGCGGGTCGCGCGGTTGTCGACGTCGTCCATCATGGCGACGCGGATCTCGTCGCTCATGTGGTAGTTCGTCGAGACCGTGAACTCCTGGCCGTCGGAGAGGCCCGGAATGTATTCCTCGGAACCACCCGAGCAGGTGTTCGTGGCCCGCACGAGCGCGTTCTGTGCGCCCAGGCCGCCGAGCTCGGTCACGTTGCAGATCTTTGAGAAGACCTCCGGAGAGGCCCCGTTGCCCCGGTAGACGAACCACTCGCCTACGAACGCTTCAGTCGGCATAGCTGCACCTCAGATTGAATGCCAGATCGAGTAGGTCTGAGAGACCCGATACAGCCCGGGCTCGACATCCAGCAGGTCGAGCTCGGACTCGAGGTTCACCCTCGACACGTGCACCGTGCCCATGAGGCCGCGGTGATTGACCAGGGCCGAACGCACGGCGGCGCCCAGCTGGCAGGCGGAGCCGTAGCTGCGCGCGTAACTATCGATGCGAAACAGCGTCCCGGCGAGGCCTTCGGCTCCGCAGGTGTTGATCGGCTGATCAACGCTCACCCGCGCGTACACGACACACGGGAGCTTCGTGGCCTCGTTGTAGACGTGCTGCGGGATCATCAGGGGGTAGACCCGTTCCGCCGCCAGCGTCGCGACCGTCGGATCGGTCGTCAGGTGGTCGTACAACCCCTCCTGGATCATGGGGCACCCGCCCTGGCCGCCCGACGCCGAGCGATGCGCTCGATGCGCGTGCGAAACTCGCGGGCGATGCGTTGCACCGCCTCGTCCTTGTTGGCCTCGAAGGCCGGCAACAGCCACGGCGCGGCCGGCAACTTCGATGTGCCAAGTTCGATGAACTGCAGCACGTAATAGGCCTCCGGCGAGACGCCAACCATGGCCGTCGCAGCACTCTTGTCCTTCGGCACCCAGGTCTTCAGGCGGACGTTCATCTGCGCGAAGCCGGGCTCGACGGTCCGCCCTTTGTAGGTGCGGTGAGACCGCGACCCAACCGGCACCCGGCCGAGTGCGTCGACATAGGTCGGCATCATCGCCTCGGTGACGGCCGCCTTCAGCACGCGACCGGACACGGCCTTGCCGAGCTCGGCCAGCTGCTTCGAGAGCGCTGCGGTGCCCTCAAGAGCCGTCATACGCGAACCCCTCTCCACCCTTCGCCTTGCACATCAGGTGGGCCTCGCGGTCCCGCTTGTTGACGTTGACGACGGCCACCACGTCATAGACCTCGACCAATCCCGGCGACCCGGGTTCGGCCACGTGGACCACGCGCAGCTTCTCGTTGAGTCCCGGGCGATGGCGGATTCGAATCCGCGTGTTGACGCCGGACTGCAACTGCGCCGCGGCGAGGTACTCACGCCCCTGCATCGGCTCGATGCTCGACCAGATCTCAGCCACGTCCGCCCACGACCA